TCTACTGTATGTGACTAAGGCTTACGCTGATGAGATCAATGAGGCTGGGGTAAAAATTGAGACTGCAGTTTTATGAAGAAAGAATTTGACAGCAATCGATATTTCGGTTAAAACTGTTCCGACATCTCTGGCGAGGCGTTCCTACATAGCAAAATTTCTTTGCCCTCTGTTTAATCCGCGTCTCGCCAGACTCACTTTTTTGGATTTTACAGGGGGCTTTTTATTTTACTATGACAACGAAAAAATACCACTGGTTTCCATTCTACTATCTAGACTGGATGACTGACCTTAATGTGCAGATGCTCTCACACGCTGAGAAGGGTCTGTATCTTGACATGCTCTGCTCGTGCTTTAACGAGGATGGTCTGCCAACTGACAACGCTATGCTTCAACGCCTGTTCAAGTGTGATGCTGATGACCTGAAAATGGTGGTCACCTTATTCCATGAGCGTGACGGAAAGTTGCACAATAAAAAATTGGACGAGGTGCGTGATGCACAGGCGGAAGTTTCTAAGCAAAAAAGCAAGGCTGGAAAGAAGTCCGCCCAAGCACGTAAGGCTAAGCGACTTATAGAAGTAACACCTGTTGAACACGTGTTGAATCCTGTTGCAACAGAACGTCAACAGAATCCAACTAATAGAGTAGAGGAGAGTAGAGTAGAGAATATTATAGATAATACTCCTCTAGTCGAGGAGGTCTGGAGCAATACACCAAAGATGGGTAAGTCTAGATCATCCAAAGCTAAACTCACTAAGGCTATCGACAAGGCTGATGCAAACCGAGACCAGATCATGATGGGTCTACGTGCATGGCTCGATAGCGATGACTGGAAAAAGGATGATGGACAATTTGTTCAAGGCATCCACATCTGGGTTAATGACTGCAAGTGGGAGAATCCGCCGCCTAAGAAGAATCTATACGACCAAGGAAAATCACTCAAATTATGAAACACGCAAACGAGAAACTACACAAGAAACTGGATACACTATTCGCAATGATCGAACGTGAAATCCAACTAAACCCAAACAAGGCACGAGACCTACTGACCCACTGCTTAGATCTAATGAAGGTTAACGCTACCCAAAACAAATAACACAATGAACTATACAAACGCAATCGCTGAGGGATATCTCATCAGCTCAATACTAAACGACCCAGAGAACATTACGCAACTGCGTGGTGAGGGGATCACTCAGGACTCATTCCACAATTTCCTACCCAAGTTTCTCTGGAATAAGCTGACCGCGCTATACGCCAAGGATCGCAACCACGAGATCGAGATATACGAGATGTCTGATGAGGTTGGCGGTATGCCAAACGCTAATGAAATGAAGCTTGGAATAAGCAAGATCAGGTCAGAGTATGCGGGACGGGAGTTTCTCAAAACCCATATCAAAACAGTCAAGGAACAGGAAGCCCTCCGTAAAGGTCACGTAGTGGCTCAGGACGCGCTTGTGGTGCTTGAGCAGGGCGGTAGTCCCGAGGAGGTAGCGGAAGCTCTTAGGAGCGGCGTAGAGGCTATTACGGGCATCCTCAGCTCACAAGCTGATTGGAAGCTGGCAGAACAGTCCACCGAGGAGTTCACTGAGATGCTTCAGCGCATCCATCAGGAGAAGTCTGAGGCTGGTATTCCTACGGGGGTTCACCTAATCGACCACTACACAGGAGGCATGAGATCAAACGAGCTATGGGTAATCGCAGCGCCTACCTCTGGAGGTAAGACGGTGTTGATGCTACAATGTCTCGCCAGCGTGCTGAAGCTTGGCAAGCGTGCGGTAATGTTCTCACTCGAGACTGATGCTGACAGGATACACGGAAGGCTCGCCTGTTCTACTCAGAACATACCAATGGGTAGGCTCATGGGTAACGCTGGGGAGGTCATGTGCAAGGCTGACTTTATTAAGGTTAAAGACTACATCACTGAGATCAGGACGGCGGATAGTCTCATCATCTGCGATAGTGATAGTATCACGCTTGATGACATCGAGGCTAAGCTGGCTAGGATCGCTGAGATTGGCTCATTTGACTGCGTGCTTATTGACTACATTCAGCTCGTGGAGTTGGCTGACACTAAGGATCTACCGAGGCACGAGCAGATCGCCAAGGTCACGCGCAGGCTTAAGCAATTAGCTAAGCGATACCAAGTCCCAATTATTACAGCTTCACAGCTCAATGATGACGGGAGGCTCAGAGAATCCAGAGCAATCGGCATGGACGCAGACGTGGTGCTGATGATCGATCCCGAGGCAGGTGACATCGGACTGGCAAAGAACCGAAATGGCGAGCGAGGCGTAAAGCTTCCTCTGGTAATGAATGGAGTATATCAACGCTTTGAGTCATGAAACTTATTAAGCCGTCAATACAGATCATGGAAGCCTGCCACAAGTTTGCAGAGCAATCCGCCGCCTCGAGCATGGACGAGTATGCACGCAGGAATCAACACAGCATTGCCAAGATCAAGCTGGATATATTCCGCGGCAAGGTCGCAGAGTTTCAGGTATGGCAGCACCTAGTGGATCGAGCAAGGGACATTATCCCCCCAGACGTGGCTATCTATGACAAGTATCACAAGACATTCGATGCCGACTTAGTGTGCAATGGTCAAAACCTGCATGTCAAGTCGCACATGAGAAACCCCCAATTTCCTGTGAGCTGGGTATTCCAGAAACGCGACAAACTTACCTACGCGCCTAGCGACAATGACTGGCTATGCTTGGTCACACTGGAAGCTGATTTTAGTGGCACGCTGTATATTAGGCACGCCAAGGAGGTCGCGTTTGAACAGCCAAAGAAGGAGTCACTGCGAGCATCTAAGGTGTGCGTATATGAGGGGAGTTTGGCATGAAGGTCTGCAAGGTATGTAACGAGCGGAAGCTCATGGTGGATTTCTACAGGCACGAGACAAATACAGACGGCAGGCAGGGCATGTGCAAGGAGTGTAAATGCAGAGCCACAAGGAAACGCTACGCCACTGATCCCAAGCATAGAGACAAACACAACAGGGCTTGCACCAAGAGAACCAAGGTGAGGTATCACACCGATCCAGTTTTCCGCATAAAGAATAGATTGCGGGTGAGGATGACCAAGGCGCTCGATGGTAAGCTTAAGCATGATCATACGGTCGCGCTGCTTGGTTGCTCGATAGAATACTTCAAGGGATACCTAGCTGGAATGTTCCGCACTGGGATGCGCTGGGGTAAGCGAGGAAGCTTTGAAATTGATCATATAATACCCCTCAAGGCATTTGATCTAACAGACGAGTTCCAGCAAAGGAAGGCATTTCACTATACGAATTGCCAGCCACTTTATGAGTGGGAGAATCGCAGAAAAGCAGCAAAATATGATCCAGATGACCTCGAGGAGTATCTCTCAGAACCATTGTAAAATAAGGGCAGAATGGCAAAGTTGCAATTTAGATACGATTTATGTTGCGAAAGGTATCCAGTAATGTATTATGCACCCATGTCCAACACTACAATCGAAATAACTAAGGAAGCAGCCCACGCGCTAATCGGAAATGATGAATACACATGGTGTGACTTTGAGACCAGTGAGCTGTGTGAAAAGAGCTACTACAAATGCCACGGTGTGATGGTCATCGCGGTATTCAACTATGTCGGATCAATCCTTCAGTATTACGCTCAAGACATCAACGCTTAAACAAAGCCAACCCGCTCCACTACCCTGACTCTTAATCGAGTCGGGGCTTTGTGGTGTGAAACAACTACTAAACATATTCGCAGAGCTTCTCGGAGCTTCACTTATCATCGGAGGATTCTTTTTCCTCTATTACATCCTCGTTCCAACCTACTAAACCAATGAAAAACAAACACAGATCGACCAGTATTCTCGCTGCAATTCAATACCTAATCGAGAAGAAATCACTCAATGCCGCACAGGTGCAGGTGCTACTTAGAGAAACCATCGACAAACTAGAACAATAAGACAATGACAAACGCAAAAGAAACACAGAACACGGAATTTGCTTGGGACTTTTGTCTCGACCACGAGATTGCAAGCGAACAGGAGCTAAGCCTAGTAACCAAGCTGAATGGATTCAGTTGGGAGACCATCATGGATGTCATCTACGTCCGCACAGGATACAGGGACATCGAGCAGTATGTTGAGATGGAAGGGAGTGCAGAATGATTGAACTAATGCTATTCCTTGCTGCTATCCAGATCGTTATGTTTCTGGTCATCTCATTGCTGGATCTAAACTAATTGAAATAAATATACGATTCATCTTGCATCGCCTGTCTGGTATGCTATTATGAACCCACCGAAAGGGACAATACATTATGAAAACACAACTACAGAGGCGCTATGACGCAATAGAAAATGACGGCTACTACACGCTCCTTGACGGGAGGCGCGTAGAGACAGACGAGATAGCAGTGTATGGCATCGAGTCATCACCACATACGCTCGAGACTGATCCAGACGCATGTGAGATCGGTTCAATGCTCGTTAAGGAGGCAGGCGCTGACTGGCGTGATGCTACTGAGGAGGAGCTGACCGAGATCAATGATGATCGCGCATACATGGAAGATCTGGTCTGGAGCATTGTAAAAGACTTAACCGAATAATATATATGAAATACACATTTAAAAACACAGACAAGGAGGTCACGGTCACAAACTTCGAGGTAGCAGGAGTTAGTCACTGGGACTACCCAGACTACTGCGATGCATTCCTTGCCTCAGCTAAGGTAGACGGGCGGGAAGCCACTCAGGCGGAGCTAGACGAGCTGCAACAGGACGATGACCTTGTGTATGATGTCCTGATGGACGCAATCGAGCTTTATTGATAAATGCACACCCTAAACACAACACTAGCCCGTCTTGCATAATCGCAAGGCGGGTTTTTTAGGTCTTTACAACATGCATACATCATGGTATGGATTCTTTCGAGATGGAAGACAACCAAGCAAAGATAAACCGCATGAGCTATTACGCTCGAGGAACAGACAATATCGAGCATGACCCGCTGATTGATTTGAGTGACGAGTGTCTAGCTAAGCAGTATGAATGGTCTGATGATCATGTCGCACTAGGTGAGGGGGGCTTCCAAAAGGTTAACGTCATTGGTGACGATTTGACTGATGATCTACTCTAGTGTATAATTAACGCCATGAACCCGCGCCAAAAGAAGTTTGTCAAGCTATGGCTAGGCGGTATGCCAGCAGGGAGGGCTTACGAGAAAGCTGGCTATGAATCAACAGGAGATATCGCTGACCAGTGTGCATCTCAACTACTCAGGAATCCCAAGGTAGCAAAATATATCAAGACCATGAATGAAAAGACCGATAAAGCCACTATACTGTCCATAGCGCAACGCAAGGAGCTGTTGACTAGGATAGCCCTAGCTAACGAGGGTGAGCGCCCCAGTGACGCTATACGAGCCAGCGCTGAGCTATCCAAGATGGATGGGGCATACGAGCATGTGGAGACCACTGGCACGATTAACATCAAGATCGGGGGATCAGACTCAAGTGAGTGATGTAGAGCTGGAGATAGTCCCGCGCGAACCGTTCCGCGAGTTTATCACGACAGACAAGCGATTCCTGACTCTGGTGTGCCACCGTCGAGCTGGAAAGACTGTGGCGGCAGTGCAGAGGCTTATCTACTGCGCTTTGACGCATAAACGCAAGGGGATGGACACAGCGCCATTGCGATACGCTTATATCGCTCCAACTCAGGTGCAAGCGAAAAGCATTTGCTGGGCATACTTCAGGACGTGGTGTAGCCAGATACCAGACATTAAGATCAATGAGAGCGAGCTACGCATCGATTTCCCCAATGGAGCGCAGATTAGACTGTTCTCGGGGGAGACTTTCGAGAGAATGCGTGGGTTGTATTTCGATGGGGTAATTAGCGATGAGGACGACGATATCCCTTCAGTAGCAATGAGTTACGTCATCCTTCCTTGTCTGTTAGACTACAATGGATGGCACTGTTCAATGGGCACGCCCAAGGGTAGAGGCACGCTGTATCGCAACTTGCAGAAAGCCCAGCTGGACAAGCGCCGATTCAGCCTAGTCCTCAAGGCATCGGAGTCTGGACTGATCGATGCGGAGAATCTTGCGGAGATTAGGACGGAGATCGGGGAGGAAGCATACGCTCAGGAGATGGAATGCGACTTCTCGGTAGCTCGAGTGGGTGCAATCTACGCCAATCACTTCCAGAAAGCCAAGGATGATGGGCGTGTGTTCGACTTTAAACCCTCTGAGAGCCATCTGGTTCATACCACTTGGGATCTGGGCAGCCCTGCGAACACTGTAACGTGTTACTGGCAGAAGGTTGACCTTACCTACAGGCTTATCGACTGTGATCATGGTCTGGAGATGACAACGGCGGAGCGAGTGAGCCACATGCTCGCCAAGGGATATAACTATGGTCAACACTTTCTACCGCACGATGGCAAGACAAGAGGCGCTGACAACATGTCGTTCGCCTCTAAACTCACTGAGGCTGGACTACCGAACGTCCTAGTGCTAGACAATGCAGGTGCAGGCGCTGAGGCTAAGCGGATACGCTCGATGCATGACCTGTTCCCACAGATCTACTTCAATGAGGGCGCTCTGAGTGGCGAGAATGGCATGTTCGACGCACTGATGGACTACCATTACAAGGAGACACGTATCGATGGACGCATCACAAACCAAGTTGATCATGGCTTTGCGTCTCACTTCTGCGACTCCTTTGGATACTTCGCTGAGGCTCTACTGTCTGGAAGGATGATGGATAACCTGACAAAGCGTGGAATCGGTAGAGCTAGGTCATCACTAGGCTCGTCAATGCGGAGGTAGGCACACATGTCGATGGGTGTGCCTAACCAGAGACCTTAACCTTGTATATTAGGGGATCGATTCCAATATTTCACGTATTGACGTGCCAACTCGTGAAATGATGTGCTTACATTGTGATCACTAAGCTTGACAAGTTGCGGTCAATTATGTTATGAACATATCCCTATGGGCGCACCAAAAGTAAAAAAACCGAAACCAGCAGCACCACAAGCACAGATGGTTGACCTTCAAGCTGAAGGCGAAGGCGGAGCTAGTAACTTCGAAGCAGAGCTGAAGAAGAAGCGTAAGGCTGCACAAACATCATTTGCGGGTGAGACTGGCGGCTACGGAGGGAATACAAACCTAGGCTAAATGACAGGCGAAACCGTTATCGCCAAGCGTGACGCACTACGGCGTTACCGCACACCGCATGAACAACTGTGGGACGAGGTAGCTGAGCTGTCCATGCCTCGCAAGATTACCTCTGTCGGTGGAGACGGGGCTTTACCGCCCATGATTGACAGCGCTCAACTGCATGACAGCACACTGAGGACTGCGTCACTAATGCTTGCCAACGGATTCTGCTCTCTCGTGACACCTCGTGAAGAGGTATGGCACAACCTGACACCACCAAAGGCGCTCAGGGGTAACGACAAGGTGACCAAGTTCTACAGGGAATGCTCTGAGGAGATCACTTACCGCCTTGAGCAATCAAACTTCTACACAGAGATCCAAGAGGTCTACCTCGACCGCGCTTCAATGGGAACAGGACTCGACTTCAGTGAGTGGGATACTGAGAACGATGAGCTAAACTTTCGCCATTTACCGATTGGCACATACTACATCGGTCAAGACCACCGTGGACGTGTTGATTCAGTGGTCTACGAGTCCAACTATACAGCTCAGCAGGCTGCTACAGAGTTTGGTATCGATTCACTACCCGAGAAGCTACAGAGAGAGGCTCGTGACCCCAAGAAGAATGAGTCACATGTCTTTATCATCTGCGTAGACAAGAACCGCGAGTGGGAGACACCATCAAACTTCCCGTATGAGATGACGTGCGTGCATCAAGACAGCAAGCAAGTCGTTCATACTCAAGGGTATTACGAGATGCCAGCTCATGTTACGCGATACCTCAAGTGGGGAAATAGTCCTTATGGCTATGCACCGACATGGGTAGCACTACCAGAGGCTCACAAGCTTTCATTCCTTCAGAAACAAATGGATGTCCTAGCTGAGAAGGCTGCGAATCCACCAATCCTTGCACCTGCATCGCTTGAAGGCGAGATCGGAGTAGGGGCATTGGATATTACCTACGTTAACGACCTTGACCCGAACAGAGCGCCTCGTGAATGGCAGACATCTGGCAGATATGATGTAGGTCAAGACCGTATCGAGCAGAAGAAGAAGGCAATCATGGAGATCATGCATGGTGATCTGTTCAGACTCTTTGCCCAGATTGATCGTCAGATGACAGCTACTGAAGCGTCACTACGTCAAGCTGAGAAGGTAATGCAGTTCTCTCCTACGTTCTCACGCCTCACAAGCGAGTATCTAGACCCAAAGCTACGCAGGATCTTCAGTATCCTGTGGAGACAAGGCAAGATGCCACAAGCGCCCGAGGAGATCCAGATGGTCACACAAGACCGCAACGTGGTCGTTCCAGTGCCAAACATCGCTTACAACAACAGGATCTCACTAGCTATTAAGTCACAACAGAATAGCGCATACTCCGAGTATATGGCAATCAATCAGATGGGTATCGAGATGAACCCAGCTATCCTTGATAACCTCAACACTGACACACAATTTAGGGATGGATGGCGTAATGCTGGACTCCCCGAGGACTCACTCCGCCCAGAGGAGGAGGTAGAGGAAACACGACAGGCTCGAGCAGAGCAACAAGCACAACAGCAACAGATGGAACAGGCTCAGGCTGCTGCCTCAATGGTTAAGGACGCAAGTGCTGCCAATGGAGGTGAAGTCCCAGAGGAGCTATCTGCTGCACTACAAGGATGAGAAAAATCACAAAAGAGGTAGCTAATGCAGCCGCATCATGCCTAAACACAAAAGATGGAGAGACGCTAGTTGCGTTTCTGGTTAAGGAATACGGTCTAATGGAGCGTTCATTCCTGCTTGATCAACACGGTAAGGTATCACCAATCAATGCTGCCATTCGTGACGGCGAGCGTGGAGTAGTAGGTCTACTCTTTAAGCTTAAACAACAACAGACATTTGACCCAAATGAGTAAGAAGCTTGTAATCACACTAGAGGACGATGGAACGGTCTATCGTGGAAAGAAGCTAATCGCCACCGTTAAGGATGGTGAGGTTAAGTTTAAGCACTATTCCTACAGGAAGCACGCTGATGAGATTGAGATGCTCAAGCTGACCGCTGACGCACTTGCGGAGAATAACTCTCTAATCACCGCAGATGACCTGCTAACCAGCTCAGATGACCTAGATGTTGGGTCAGGCGAGCCAGTGGCAGACATTGGTCTTGAGCCTATTGTAGTGCCAGTCCCTGAGTATGATCGCGTCCCTGAGCATAGAACCGACTGTCCAAAGTCACTATTCAGCGAAGGTGAGGGTGCATGGTATGGCGAATCCAATCCCCCAGTGGTGGAATGGCGCAAGAAATACTGGTCTAAAGAGGACTTTGATGCCAAATACGGACACCGTGAGGCACATCTAACAGAGGTATACAACAAACACAACTTGATTTATGACAGAAACAACAGCATCGACTGATAGTGGCGCGGTAGAATCCAGCCCATCAGCAGACACAAGCACAGCTCCTGCGTCCTCCACAGCGTCTACGGACATCTATGGTGGATCGACACCCAGTGAGGCTGTTCAAAGCTCTCCAGAGGCTTCTACGAGCCAAGCAGGGGGTAGTATCATCAATCAGCTCTACACAAGTGAGGGCGGATTATCGGAAAACTATACCGACCTACTTAAAGGTGCTGGTATGGAGAGCCTTACCAACACAGTTCAGAAGTATAAGTCTGCGGATGGACTGCTTAAGGGCGCTGCTAACCTAGTTAACTTCGCTGGAAAGAAGGTTGAGGGCGTGATTGTCCCCAATGAAGCGTCCTCACCCGAGGAGGTTGCCGAGTTTCAGCGTGCCATTGGCGTGCCTGAGAGCGCGACCGAGTATGACCTGCGTCTCGAGAACCTTCCTGAAGGTCTTGACTGGAATGATAACTTGGCAGAGCAATGGGGCAGCGTGTTCCACGAGGCTGGTCTCAACCAAGAGCAGGCGCTGAAGCTGTCACAAGCTTATAGCGACATCACTGCTAAGCAACTCTCTGAAGGCACTGAGAAGCTGGCTAATCACGCTGAGTCAGTAATGGGTGAGCAACAGGCAGCACTTCAGAAGCAATGGGGTCGTGAATATGACAGAAACATCCAATCTGCTGTTGATATGGCAGAGGTGGTGGGCTTCGACATGGAGAATGAAGCTGATATGGCAGCAGTCCGTAACCCAAAGGTTATGAACATGTTACTCGCTAAGGCTCAAGGAATGCAGGAAGGCACGATGCCTCGCAATGGTCAGCCATCAGCATCAGCTAATGAGTCCGCCAAGGCTAAAGCAGACGCTATTTACCAGAAGCATAACGGTCAAGTTCACCTAGCGCCGCCCGAAATGCAGAAAGCTTACTCTGAACTCCGCAAGATGGAGTATCAGACCAAAAGATAATCACTAGTGAAGGGCAGTCAGCGTTGTTGTGTTCGCTGGCTGTCCAACTATTACCATGAACGATCCAGCACTTACGCCATCAAGCAATCAGAACCCCATTACAGGGGATCACATGATCACTAAAGCCAGTAATGAAACCTACCGAAATGGTTGGGATCGTATCTTTGGCGAGAAAAAGGCACAAAACCCGCCAAACACTGAAGACAGTGAAGTCTTTGAGACGACAGAAGAGCTTTACAAGTCTTGGGGTTACTACGACTGGTCTGAAGATAAGCCAAGGAATAAGTGGATTAGATAGTTCAGGCGCTCTTTAACGCACGAACCATAAGCTTTGATTTTTGATACACCTCGTTCCGACTGTGGGAACAAGGTGGTCACCTCGTGAATAATATCTCAATGGCTCGATAGTCGTATAAACCAATATTATTCCGACATTACAAAGACCTTCATGCGTTCAGGGTCTTAAATCGAAGTTCGATACCCCGATTACACTGCGGTTAAGCGTGGTCTAGTATCTGTCTGGTAGAAGCCATTTGACTGTTGACTACTGATTGAACAGGGGGGAAACGAAAATCCCCGATGAGCTGAACAGAGCAAATCGGGGATTACGTATGAAACAAACGATACAATACTAAAGAGATCCTCGTGAGTCCTGTTCGACTACAGACCAATAATGCCACAGGCTTTTCCATTTGTCTAGATCTAATTTGCACTAATCGCATTTTTCCCAATGTATTGACTTTGTATTCTATCTGTGTTAAGACTAACGCGTTCACACGACAGGACACTGCCAATATTTTTCTATTAAAGGATAGGAGGTTAAAGCACCCAATCAACGAACGCATTACATATACCTTGATATGCGACCATCCGAACTGGATGATACTCTGCGATTCTGGGTCAACCCAACCTAAACAACCTATTATTAAAATTAAAATAAAATAAAATTATGGCATTTACATCCACAGTCCCCGAGCATTTCCCAAGTCTTTATCAAGATGAGTGGCGCTTGGAACTCCAACAACTCACTTCCCGCCTGCAAGGACTCGTTCCTACCTACGCGGTTCAAGGTGATTCCCGCCGTTTCAACAAGCTAGGCAAAGTAGAATCAACTCCAATGACTGGTCGCTTCGTCGATTCAGCTCCACAGGACGTTACTACTGAAATGCGTAGCCTGTATGTTGACTTCCGCACCGTCGAGAACTTCGTATCCAAGGTTGATTCAATTCGCCTCGGTGAGATTGACTCTCCTCACAACGCTATCATCAAGAGCCACATGGCTGCTGCTGGTCGTGACCGTGACGGAGCCATCATCGCTATGCTTGGCGGTTCTGCTTACGAAGGTAAGAACGGAACTACCGAAGTTGTTTTTGACTCCGCTAACGCGATTGCCAAGAACTACAACTACGATGGAACTACTGGCGACAAAGGACTTACCTACGACAAGATCGTTAACGCTCGCGCTCGCCTCGGCAGCAAGAACGTAGCTGGTCAAAACGTTGAAGGATCAAGCCCACTCGGTATGGTCATCACTCACGACGAGCTGGAAGACCTCCTTCATGACGACAAGTTCATCAACCGCGATTACCGCGCTAAGCTTGAAGAAGCTCAGTCTGGTTCTATCGTTGATGCATTTGGATTCACCATCATCGCCGTTGACGCAACCTTGCTTCCTGTTGTTTCTACAACTCGTGGCTGCTACGCATTCGCTAAAGATTGTGTTGCATTCGGTTACGCCGCTGAGCCTGAGACATTTGTAGACGTGCTTCCAACAAAGCGCCACGACACACAGATTCGTTCTGAGTGGGCATGGGGCGGAACTCGCCTCGATGACGAAGGTGTTATCCAAATCAACGTTGACCGCGCTTAATCGCAGATTATTAACCAATAAATATAGAAAATAAAATATTATGGCTACATTAAAATCAGACATCTACGCAACTCAAAGTGCAACTGGCACTGGCGACAACCGTGTAGACGGTCGTCTCCTTGCTGGCAAGGTTCGTCAAGCTAACGCTACAATTACGTTATCTGACGAGGCTAGTGGAAATTCGATCGCTCTCGTTCAGCTCCCTACGGGATGTCTTATCGACCCAGCGCAATCGTTTGTCCAGTGTGAAGACCCAGCTACCACTGCCTTCTTGGCAGAGATTGGTGTTCCTTCAGACACAGACGCACTCACACCTGCTGACCTTGACCTCAAGGACGGCGGCAAAGTGTTCTTCGACACCGCACTCGGCGCTCCGCTTTACGCGGTAGCCGCTGGTGACGAGGTTGTCTCCATGCTGTGCAACACCATCACTGGCATCATTGTTGGTGCTGATGTTCGCGTTTGCATTACCTACATCGACTACAACTAGTCACCCCTAACTGGGCGGGAGTAGATTGATTTCTGCTCCCGCCTATTTTTACCCATGCCCACTAAAACAGATATCGCCAACATAGCTCTCGCCAAATTCAGAGAGGGACGCATCACCAATATCGAATCCAACACCGACTCAGTCGCGGTGGTGATGAATGATCAATACGATCATGCGATAGAATTGTTATTAGAGGAACACCGCTGGAACTTTGCGGGTAAGCGGGTCACCTTGACTCAGCTTGGTGAAGATCCACCATTCGGATGGGATCACCAATACGCACTACCAAGTGACTGTATCCGCCTAAAGGATGTCAATGGTGAGAGCGTAGAGGCATCATCAAAATCATTCACACTGGAGGGAAGATCCCTCCTCACAAACGATGACACTGTAACGATTACATACGTTGCCAAGATCATCGACACCACTTTCTTTTCGCCTTCATTCGTGGAGGCACTTGCATTTAAGCTTGCGAGCATCACCTGTGGCAGACTCACTGGGGATACTGAGCTGGCTATCATGCTGGACAAGCAGTATAACTTCGCCGTAGCCAAGGCAATCCATAACGACACCAAGGCAGACGGCAGCAGAGAGCATAACCTCATGCAGCGCATGATGAACTCGTCACCTATCTTGGGTGGAACTTCACTCTCTGGAACTGGATACACCCGCACAGTCTCAAGCACGAGCGGCACGGTATCGGCACACAAGCACGAGCTTACTGACCTACTAGCCACAGGAGCTACTGACGGACAGACCATCATCTGGAACGATACAGACCAAATCTGGGAGGCTGGAGACGCGGCAGCAGGTGGTGACGTATCCACTGACACAATCTTTGACGCTGCTGGCGACCTTGTGGTTGGCACAGGAGCAGACACGGCAGCCAAGCTACCAATCGGAGCAGCGAACG